CATTGACTCGAAACACCTTGGAGCTAGAACTCTTTCCAGAATAAACCCAATTTCCAGCCTGATACACCCCACCATGATGCCCCTGCATAGGATCAGCAAAGCTAACGATCAACCGTATTCCTGGTGCGTGCTTTTTCAAAAACCGCAAAGCAATACTCACGATTCTAGATACTTCAATCTTATGCTTCCGTAACGCTATTCGAACTAGCTCGGTACATTGAATTTGCGTTAAACCATAGGGTGCTCCTAGCTGCGATGTGGCACCAGGTGAAAAGATAACAACACCTAAAAACTGACCTTCTTCCCATGCACCAATCATCAAAACTTTTTTAGCTCCTGGCATACATTTACTGTAGTGCCAATGCTCGCAAGCAAACTTTGCTGCTTCATGCGTTGCCCAATCAATTTGTAAATCAGACTTGCCCACGACAGTCAAACTCCGTTTTGCAGTTTGGGCAAAAAACCATCTTCGGATTTAATTCATCTAACTGCCCTTGATTGTCTTCTGTGCCTGCATCGAAGTTTGGCATTAACTCCGCAAGTTCATCATCGCTAAAGCCTGCGGAAGTTAAAAGGTCTTCAAGCTGTAACCCTTCCAAAGTCGCCACCAAGACGCTGTCATCCCATTCTGCTAATTCAGCCGTTCGGTTATCTGCGATCGCGTAAGCGATAGCGTCTGAGCCCTTCAAATCGGTAACAACGCAATCGAGGTGAGTCCAACCGAGAGAACGTGCTGCCTCAAGTGTTCCGTTACCTGCGCGAACGCAATTCGAAGAATCGACAACGATAGGCTTTTGCTGACCGAATCGATTTAAGCTCTCGACGATCGTTTGGATATTTCGATCGCCGTGTTTACGTGCGTTCGATGGATCACCGGTTAGTTTACTGATTTCGATTCTTTGAATTTGCATATTCGTTTTTTGTTTGCACAACTTGCCCCCAAACCCCCGTGATTTTTTTAGGCTAGAAGCCGGACTGTATGTTCAGTTTTCGAGCGGGTCCCTCGCGATAGACCATGAACGCTGCTGATAGTACCTTTTGCCATAGGGGGGCTAAAATCTGTTTCTTGTTAGATTAAGAATGGAGAAACAACCAAACGTAAGGTTGCATGTGTAAGCTCCACCAGCGAGGCTTCGAGCTTCGATCCAAACCTGCACCGCACCAGAAACAACAAAACGCGACTGGAAACCAATAGTCGTTGGTTGGTTTGCTTGCGTCAGAAAAAAAGAATTCTCTTGACTGTAAACACGCATCAGGCAGTTGCTCATGTTTGCAAGAGACATCAAACCGGTAACGATAATTTCGTCACCTACCTCTAGAACACCAGCCGAAATAGAGGCTTGATTGAAAAGCTCCATCGTTGCTGTTTGGCTAATCGCTGCCAATGCTCTGTTACCTCTTATGGGATGTGTGCCTGTCGCAAGTGCTGAGAACGTGGGAAGTGAAAAACCACCCCATCCATCTGGCCGATTGTTTGAGTCACCATCTGTCAAGCATAGAGGATTGGACAGCACATTTGAATTTGTTCTCGGTATCCAATAGTTTGATTCGATGCCTAACAACTGATCCGCAATCATCTTGCCTGCCGTGTAGTACCCTTGATTTGTTGGATGATCGCCATCTCCAGATGCGCCAGCCGACCAGGTGCCATCGGTATCCGTTAACTTCCCCCACGGATCACAAAAATACAGTCCTTCGTCGATACACCAAACTCGTTCAGCTACTGAGTAGGAGTCAATCAATGCTGTTGTCGTGTCTCTTGGTGGAGATGCAATAACAATTGGTGTTACTCCACGAGAAAGAAGAACAGCAACTGCCGCTTTCATGTTGGTTATGTGTGTTGAAACTGTAACGCTACCTGCTGCGTCGTTTGTTCCTTCCATCACTAAACACGCAGTGCCGACCGGGACATTAGCCGCTTGTGTCGCAAGTGCAGAACTAAGAGCACCACCAACACCGAAGCTTTTGTGCATTGGCACACCAAGAAAAGCCGACGGGTGTCTCGCGAGACCAAGACTGTTTTCCATAAGTGAGTTACCTATGGCAGAAAGGGATTTCCATTGACTAACTGGCCTGCGTTTTATAGTTGCGTCTGATCCGATATTCGTCAACGCTTGATTTTGCTGTGAGGTAGTCAGAGTCTGCGACACATACGAAACTGACGTACTGATATCACTGTAACTCAAACTATTCCATGCTGTCGACCCATCACCTATCTTAAACCGTCTAGGAGTGGCACCCGTTTCTATACCGATCTCTCCTGAAGCAAGAATTGGATTAACCGAAGTCCAGTTTGCTGCCGAGTCTCTGCGCTGCTGCATCCGTTGTGTCATGCTGTGCCTCCGTCTATTGCGTCGTAAATACTTGAAGCGTTGCCACCGTCGAGTGAAATGTCGATCCAACCTATATTGATTCTTGCTTGTTGTTTTTGCCCATCCGTCAACGTCTGAGCTACATAAGCAACGCTCGACAGCAGCGTCCTCATCGCCGCCGCATCCACCCCGACAGGATTCGCTAGGACCCCGCTAGGATTCGCAAGCACGGTACCCGCAGCGATTGGAACAGCGTTACCCGCAGGCCCAGCAGGCCCGACAGTACCACCGAACTCGACTGTTATTTCACCTTCTACAAAACTCATCGCGTTGCGTTCCTGTCTATAAAATTACGACCCTTCATGAATCGGTGAGGTCTTCCCAAAGTATCGACCATCTCCCAATCGTAGTAGAAAATCGAGTCCTTGTCTTTTACTGTTTTGCCGACCGTTAAAGCGTCCGTCGTTGTCGCAGCAAGCGAGACCGTCACCGTATGCTTGTTCGGATCTGCGATTGAAACGGTGAACGTAAACGAGTAAGCAATCCCAGTGGATGGACCTAAGTCCCTTCGTGCTTGCCCACGAAACACTACCTGGCTCAAGTCCACATAAACTCCAGCCGTATCGACAAACGATATAGGAACCGACTCCCAATACGCACCTTGGAATATAGTAAAGTCCTTTACAAGACTCGTGTGGGACAGGTTGACACCCTCACCGCACGCAGGGTCCAAGAGCGTGATTTGGCTATCCGAAATAGCTTCGACGAAGAACGTACCAACGCTAGCCGAGAAACTGCTTGGAGTTGTGCCACCTTCGAAAACAGCCCAGTTGCCAGCGAACAAATCACCCGTCCAGCGTCCTGTATCTGGAGCTGTGCCTTCTGTGAGTCTTACCTTTTGTGTGGCCCAATTCGCAAGTGAGCCAGCGACGGGAAAGCAATCTACTATCGTGCCGGTATTTGAGTTAGTGTACGTGACAATTGGCATGATGATTATCTCAATGCTTCGCGCAATTTAGTAAGAGTTTCTTCGAGTGCTGCGACTCGTTGTTCCAAGTCTCCCGGTGTTGGTGTTGGTGTTGGAGTTGGTACTGGTGTTGGTACTGGTGTTGGTGTTGGCACCGGCACAACAGAACCAATAGTCTTTCGAAAGTAGACCGTAGATGTCTCGGTAGCTTGTGGATGCCAGAGCCATTGAGCCGACCTATACGAATCTGGTAACTGTAAGTCCCTGCTCCACGCACTGCCAGCGTGCGACATAACGACTGGAGCAATCCAATCGACTCGATCCAACGAAGCTCTCCAAGACGAATCCGAAAGGATCTTATCTGCACCCACCCACAAAGCAGCGAGCAATCCTCCAGGCCCTCCCTCGTTTACTACTTCAATTTCCACTAGGTTTGATTCCCCGAAATCAACTTTTTTCCTGTAGGGTGTGCCCCAACTTTCTCCCCTCAAAACTTCTTGACCGTTAACTTTTGCAACAAACTTGTTGTCTGCGTGGATAATGATTTCATTCATTCGATTAAAATCCCGTGCTTCAGGTGTAAAGTATTCCGTGACAAAGACTGGACTGGAGTAATGGGTGCCATCAAAAGCGACAGCGACCACTTCGACTCGATTCGAATAGATCGTCGATCCATCTGGCTTGGTAACTTCGAAATCGTTCTGAAACGGAATCGTGATTGTTGCCCGTGACTTCTGCGGATTGTGGTATACAACAGTGCACTCACCTTGTGCTTTTATCCAGTGAAACTCGCAAGGCTTATCCGCTTCCAACTCGACAACAATCGTCCTGATTGGTGTGGCATCGACTCGCTTCAACGCTGCAACTTCTGACAGCGTGACAATCTCCGTACCGATGCTGTCACTAATCACCTTCAACGATAGCTTCGGTGGTATGGTATCTAGTGTTATCGATGCGGCTAAATCGATGTCAGACTGATTAAAATTTCGAGTGTCAACTACGACTCGATGACACAACGGATCAAGATAGCCACTGTACTGGTTGCTTCGCATCAAACAGGAAACAACATCACCAACACGTTTGTTGTCAATTAACCACTTCCGAACATCCAATGAAATCGAATCTAAAATTACCTTACACCGAGTAACTTCGTTTATTTCACCAACTGACGACCCTTGGGCAGTTATCACATACGGCTGATTGAGCTTAAACCAGTCGAGATAGTCATAGTCTTGATGCTCTGGAAAAAACTGTAACAAACCAGTTTGCCACGACTTACGAATGGCGTGCCAAATCTTTGGCTGATTGTCAATAAACCTCGTGTTCGAACCAGATGACTCCGATGGTCTTGTAGCCGTCGAAGCGTTAGCAACGACGATTCCGTTTGCAAACGATTCAAATAGATTTATATTCCAACTCGTTTGATCTGCTGTGTTTTGTATTGTGTTTTCAAAAACTTGCGCGTAGCGATTAGCATCAGCGTGGAAGTTGTCTCTGTTTTCGTACCATATAAAACTTTCTGTGTCTGGCAGTCGATAGATTCGTGTGGATACACCAGCCAACGGACTTGAAACAGTTGTAAATTGGTTTACGGACTTGATGAACTTCATGTGGTGTACGCTTCCTCTTTTTGCGCATCGACCATAACCGCATCGACTTCGCTCTGATCGAATACGGCCCAATTCGCAAGCGAGCCAGCGACTGGAAAGCAATCTACTATCGTTCCGGTATTTGAGTTTGTATAGGTGACGATTGCCATAGTTTACTTCCAAACCCCGCTGACTTTTACAAAAGGTGTTGCGTTCTTCCAAGTGCCTGTGACTTTCACAAACGCATTTGCATTCTTCCACTCGCCGCCTACTTTGATTCGCAAGCCACCTACAGCTATGTTTCCACTTTGCAGTGTCGCGGATGCAAGCTGAACCGATAGCGAACCAGTCAGCCCACTAGCCAGCGTACCAGATGAGGAGACAACGCACGACTCTAATGCTCTATTGACTTGTGCAGTTAGCCCGGCACTTAGCGAACCACCTGAAGCTAGAGTAGCATTGGCAAGGGTTCTTGTGACGCTACCTGATGCACCGTTGGTTAATGTTCCAGTTGCAGACGAAGTAACGGCATCCAGTGTTCTTACTACTGTGCCACTAAGCCCAGCCGTAAGCGTGCCAGACGACGAGCAGGTAGCAGCCGCCAGTGTTGCCGAAACCGAACCTGTTAATCCGCTTCCAATTGTTCCATTGGAGGATAAAGTTGCCGCATCTAAGGTCGATGATACTGTTCCAGATGCACCGGCTGAAACTGTACCAGTTCCAGACAAGGTGGCATTGGCTAACGTAATTGATAGGCTACCTGTAGCAGCGTTCGTTAACGTGCCAGTTGCCGACAGCGTGGCATCAGCTAAAGTAACCGATACCGTACCCGTCAACCCGCTCGCCAACGTGCCAGACGATGACAGCGTAGCGTTGGCTAACGTGCTCGACAACGAACCAGTAGGAGCAGGAGCAGAAAAGACAGATAGCTTTCTACTTGCACGCTCGAATGCGATACCGCGACGGGTTGCGAGCGTCCTAATTTCCTTGTCAGACAATGCTCGGTTGTAAATTCGTATGTCGTCGATTTGAATATCGGAGTGATAACCTCCTCCACCAAATCGAGAGATGAAGATACTAGATACATCGTCCGTCGCCACCATCCCAGATTGAGTACGTGTATTTTCAACCCTGCCATTGCGGTAAATGATGGCTAGACTCTTGCTTGATTCTAAGGACGCACATAAATGAAACCACTGATTTGCGGTGTAACTCATCGTTACGTGATCGGAAGCTCCCGCACCTGGCCGATTGCGAGGTACGAAACTTACCGTACCCGCACCGTTTTCGTTAACGACGCATGCCCACTCGGTATTAGCCCCCTTTTCAACCAGTCTAGCAAAACTAGACTCAGATCGAATCCTTACCCAAAACGATAGCGTCATGTCTACGGAGTTGTTAAATCCGTTGGCATCCGAAACTACATAATCGTTAACACCATCGAAATCTAAAGCTAACTTACCTCCTGATACAACCCAGTCGTTAGCCAGGTCCATATCGCTCAGAGTGCCGTGATTTCCGAACAACGAATGATCGAACAATCTCCCACCAGTAGCACCTAAACTAGGTGCCCACGCACCAACGCAACCATCCCACAGACTTGGATACTTCGGTGTGCCTCCTCTTCTGGGAGAATAGAACCCGCTACGGTAGCTCGGGTTGTTCGAGCTACCGATTAGAATTGCGGATAAGGTGCTCGGCGTAACCAACTCTCCACTGGAGACGAGCGTAGCCCCGCCCAGCGTTCGAGACAACGTACCTGTTAAGGTAGATGTCTGTGGTGATAGAAGCGTTAAAAGCACGGGTTAAACCAGCGTCAAAAGAAGGTTTTTGGTTTCAGTTGTTTGTGCTATTTGTGAATCAATTGACTCAACCTGAGCTATATCACCGAGTGCCGCAGCACTAGAACGAAGGTGTCCTAGATAGACCAGTCTTCGTTCGCACATTTCAATTAACTCGCTGATGGACATTAGATCACCATTTGCCGATACATTAAGGTTGAAGTGTTCATCAACATGTACACGTAGTTAATTTCCGTTGCACCGTCGTAATACATTGCATCGAAAGCCGTATCACCAACAATAGCAGCACCTTGGACGACAGGCATCGTTGTCCAGCCCATCATGTTCTGGTCGGCAATGTCGTACTCAAACCAACGGTTAGTAGCATCTTTTTGGATGTAAATCTTATCGGCAGTGTACGTGTATTTCGATCCTGCACCAAAGACTTCAGTGGCAGGTGAATAGGTGACACCCGACACCCACGTATTCGCTGCAACGTCGTAGTAATCCAAAACCGCACCGGCACCACCACGAAACGAATAGATTCGCTGACCGTTGATGATTGTGTTTTCGTTTGTCCACGCTGTATTTGTCTCACCGTAAACCCAGTGAGCAGATAAACCAGCTCCTGGAGCAGCCGCACGCGCTGCCGTTGGAGATAGTGTGCTCCATGAGTTACCGGATATAGAGTATCGATACATGGTTACTGCGTTGTTGCCCATGTAGTAAATAAAATCATCGTTGCCCTCAATCGAGTACACCGAAGTTGCATCTGGCTGAGTTGTCCAAGCAGAACTTGTGGTTATTACTGTAGCTGTGTTCGAAGCAATTGTTCGAATCTGTCCTGCACCTGTTCCTGAGACAATTCGAATTTGATAGTTAGTCCACGAGTTAACCGTCCAGTTTTTACCAGAGTTGGTTAGTGTGGATGCACCACCGGCAGTCGCTGTACCTGAAGCAAGTGCTCGATAATCCGTATTGATCCAGGACGGTGTGGATACCAGTTACCCATCTGTTCCTAGTGTTGCTGGTAGTCCAGTGTTGACTAGCGTTGTCCATGTGTTGGTAGCAAAGTCGTACTTTCGGAACGACCCTGAAGCAAGCGTTCCTGAACCGACGACATACCATACCGGGGTGCATAAACGATAGACTGTCGAAGCAGTAAACGCTGATGCCTGCGTTGCAACTGTGATTGTCGCATTGGCTCCAATTGTATTAGACACAATTGCCAAAGTTACTCCAGCGTTCGGTCCTGAGAGGATGTGCACCGAGTAGCCAGCAAGTGAACGTGCAAGTGTTTGGTTGGTAACAATCGTTGAAGTGCTACCGCCCGTTGCCGTCAAAGAAGATGCTGCGACAGTTGTACCTGTGGACCACGAGCCAGCCACGCCTGCTGCACCCGCTGCCAGTGTACCTGCTAAAGCCGGGGATGGAGTTTGTACCCATCCGTCTTCAAACGGATTGTAGATATACGCAACCGTCAAAGCCTGGACGTACAATTGTTGTTGTCGGAAGTGCCGCGAAGAAGCAATAAACGAACCAGCCGCTGAAGCAACTGGAGCAGGAGACAATTGTTCCCATCGTTTTAGATCAAGTAATTTTCTATTTCCGTTTGTTGTTGCCATATTATGTTACCGATATGTTTCTTCTGAGGTTATCTGCTGTCATACGTTCAAAGGATGGAATCTGCGAGTTAGCGTTCTGGCCACCAACTTGCGAAATGTTAGTCACTGTAGATACAGTAGTCACACCTGTAAGAGTGCCCGTTGCGGTTACTGTACCTGACACGGGTTGTGTCGTACCCGAAGCATCGACTAGCATCCTACCTGTGAGTGGGTTCACCTGAGTCATCCCAATCGTTCGATTCAGCGATTGAATCGCCATTCTCATGGCTTCAATCGCTTCGATCAATTCACCCATCGCTTTGATTGGTAATGGATTTCCGTCTGCTGTCTCGTGAGCGATTCCATCGGCTCCGTGAATCATTTTCACACGTTGATAAAGCACGCCACCAATATCATCGGCTGCTATCGTCGCCCCACTTCCTGGGGTATATTCTACGTTGTCTGCCATGTTTATTGTGCCTCTGGTGGCATTGGTGTAACGATGACTCTAGATGTGTTGGCAGAGTTGTTGAGGTTATCCCCTGCCGATGCGTTCCAGACACCTATGGAATAGTATCGACTGGTAATCGATACGTTCTGGAACCGTGCAACAATGTTCGTCGCTGTCGATGTCGTATCTACAATCACAGCACCGATGAGGATTCCGTTCCGTCTCTTGTCTGCTGTTAGCACATCATCTGCGGTTCCGAGTGTTCCATCCATGTAGGTGCCATCGGACTGAAACAGATATAGCTCGATGGCTTCACCAAGTGCCGGTGCCGTAGCAAACTGAAACACACCTGTAACCTCGTGCGACTCTGCTAGGCTACCCGCACCTCTATCGTAACGAGCCGACACGCGACCAGCTCCAAAGCCTAGATTGTTCAGCGTCAGAACAACATCGCCACCGCTATCGCGAAACGTAATCGGAGTCTCTGTAGCTCTGTAGATTTTGCTAGGCATTTCTTGACTCGGTTATGTGATGAGAACCAATTTTTGAAGTACCGACAACCGACAGAAACGAAACCGTTTCCGTGCCTAATGCCGCGAGTGATGTTGCTTGCGACTGTGTTACTAGCCCAGTCTGAACCAACCCACCAACAAGCGTTTGAACCGAAGCTAAAGCAAAATCGATTGTCGATATCTTTCCAGAAGCATCGTCAATCCAGTCCCGTGCCGCAATCGCTAGACCGCGCACAGTCACCAGGCTCTCGGCAGGTATTGCAAGCGGGTTGCCTGGCTCCGTTGCCATGACTATGGCAGACCAATACTGGTTTTCGATTGCGTGCTTTTTCACTTCCCATGTAGGGACCAATCGATTGCGAATTACCGTCTTTGCGTTGAGTAAATCGGCAATAGCAGCATCGCTCAGGCCGTCATACTCAGGCTTGGCAATCTCGGTTTTGATGGCTGCTAAATCCATGATTAAGCGTTGCCGTCCGTCAAGGTAAACGAAGTCACACTGAAAGACTGACCTGCTGTGAAACTCACAGAAGAGACGTTCATATCACTAGCCGATGCAGCCACGTCACCTTGGAGAAAGCAAGTCGTTTCGTTCTTCGTTGACTGCGAATTGTAGATCCGAAAAAACGATGCCGTTCCGGTGGAATCTGCTGACAAGTCTTCCCATGTGCCAGCAATTGCTTTCGCACCCGATGAAGCCGCTGCCATCCAATCGGATGGAAGGTTGATGGTTGCAAGTACCGCACCACCCGCAGTCGCAGTGGCACATGTTGCAGGTTTAGTTCCCGAACGAATCTCTAGCGAGCACGATGTTCCGTTCGTCGATTCGATTGTGTCAAGCCGTGCGTTTCTGGTAGCCACATTAAACTGAATAGCCATTCTTTTTATTCCTTATGGGGAGTGTTGTAGGTAAATGTCGCCGTCGTTTCCGCCGCTTGGTGCCGCTGTTCCGACTGTGATTCTTGGCACGTTCAATGTCGCTGTGCTGTCTGTGATTGTCAGCGTCCCATCGGTAACGACTAGCGTGGATACAATCCCTGTTGCCGAACTGTCGCTGTCTCGTATTCGCAGACCACGAGGGATAAAAAAGCTTGTCATTTCTTATCGTCCTTGTGTGCGTACTTCGTTCCGTTCACGTCGATAAACGCAAGCTTCGTCTCCAAGACTTCAATCTTGCCGCGCATCAACGCACACTCCGTTTTCAAATCACCCCGCTCGATTTCGCACTTGTCGGCTTTGGCACTTATCGTTGCCACTTCGTTTTTTAGTCCCTCAATATGCTTTGCGTTTTCGTTCTCACGCAGTTTGAACAGCCAAGCCACGGTAGAGCTAAGCGTTGCGATAACTGTCGCAATGCCGGCCATCATCCACCCCGTGAGTGAGTTTTGCTCGACTGTCACTTGCAGCACAGCTTTCTGATTCTCTGGAGTAGACATGCTCGCTTCGATTTCACTTTGCATGCGACTGTCTTGACGTTTTCAGCCGTAGCCTCGACGACATTGGCAGCGACAACAACAGGAGCCATCGCAACCTTTCGAACAACGTCACAGCGTCCGTTCTGGCACTCGACTTCTTGCGTGTAGCCAAGCGTACTCAGCACAACTAAAGCAATGAGGGTGTTGATGATTTTCAGCATTTGAACTCCGTTACGTGATTGGTGAGTAATCTGGAAAAGACATGTCATCAGGTGCGTACCCGATAAGCGTTGTGTATTGATGGCGGACGGCTCTATCGATACTTGATTCTGTCCACTCGTGGACTCCATCGCCGTTCCATCTCTGACCCCATGAATTGATGTTCTTCACGTTGCCAGCTTGGGATCGCTGCCAGAAGCAAGTCGAGTGACCGCCGCCGCCTGGCTGCCAGTTGTTGACAATCTCATGCGAACAACTGTTGTTCCACATGAAGCCAGTCTGCACAGGAAGCCCTGAGTCAATCCAGTCCGTCACTTCCTTCACCGTCCGCATGGGACGAGTGACTTTCAGCTTGTATCGATACTGAATACCACTCGGCTCCGCTGGGTTGTATCTCGCCGGGTACGGCCAGTCTGTTTCTAAGCACATGCCGTGCTGCGTTGCGACGTACTGACCACCGCTTAACGTAGACCCGTTATCACCACGGATGCCGTCCTTGCGCTGGCTCAGGTAGTATCCTGCTGCACGGCTGAATGCTTCCCTGCGTCCTGTTGCCAGGAAGAAACAAATAGAAAAGACGGTTGCAAGTGCATGACCTTGGCAGCTACCTTGCTGACCCTGGTTAAGAATTGCAACCGCACCTAGCGGGTCGGCTGTTGTATTGAATTCTGGGAACGAAGCCTTGAACATCCTGAGTGCTTCGCTTGGTTCAATACCATTCGTTTCGAGTGCGGCTCGATTCTCCGCAAGTATCGTGTAGCCTTGACGGTAGTTTGGAAGTAAATCTTCACTCACTTGACCACCTCCAACGCTTGCGCAACTTCCGTAAGTGCTGCGTACCAGTCTGGTCGAGTGAACGTCTTGCGTTTAGCTTGCTCTGCGTTCAGAGCTGCACCGACAGCAACCTTCCACTCGCTCCACTTCTCGCAAGTAGCCTGATCTCTACATTGCTTGGATTCAAAGTCTTTTGTGATCTGGTTCAGAATCGTTTGAATATCAGCCAGTCCACCTTGCCCGAATAGCTTCCCTGCGTTCACCCGATAGTAGCCTGCGATCTGTTTTGCCATCGCAGCGTCCGAGGGTGCTTTTGCGTACGCAACTGATCCTACGTTGTACTCGTTTGGAACGTCAACATCTGGCTTCGGTGGATTCGGTGGATTCGGTGTTGGACTGCTACCAATGGTGACCTTTAGCGATCGTTCGTGGTTCAGCGATATCGCTTCAACCAAGTACTCGCCTTCCCCAAAAAGCAGAAATTCATTTTCGTTAAGGGGTATCAACTCTGACGTTTCGAAGAGAGTTTTCCTGGCTTTGATTCGAAACGACTCGGAAGCCTTTACCTTAACGATTGCGACCGAAGAAATCTGCGGCTTGGAATCGTCTCCTATTAGGATTCGATCACCAACAACGCGCGGGTTTGTCGCACCGACCAAAGACTTTGCCGGTGTGTAAGAAAGTTCGATCTGTCCGAAAACTTGCGAACAGAGAAGGAAGAAAGCCAGGATTGGCAATCTCACGCTACAGCTCGCTTGACAACAATCGCGTCATAGAGACGATCGACCGTACCCAGGAAGATCGATTTGAGTTGTGCGTCGATGTACGGTTCCATAAAGTTCGGAACCAGAGGGATATCGAAGGGTGCAACGTAATCGTCGAACGCTTTCGAAGCTGCTTTAAGAACCACCTCTTTCGTCGGCAAGATGTCGATTACAAGCAACTGATCTTTGACGCGACGAATCAGCCTGTCAACGAGTCCGTTGGCTGTAACAACCCCTTCGTACCCTTCGAGTGGTAGTTGAATCTCGAACATGCCATTGCTCCAGTGGATCGAAAAAGAATCTTCCCACTACGCATCATGCAGTTTCGCAATTCGCTAGCTAGTCACTATTTGGAGGCATGGTCGCAAATAGTCCCTTTTGGTCCAACCAAATTCGAATCTGCTTTACAGTCCAGTAATCTTTCCCAAATCCTGTGCCCGGTGGAGGTAGCTTTCCTTCTCGCCGCCATCTCTTGATCGTACTCGGTGACTTGTCGAGAAGCCTAGCCAGTGCCTTCGTGTCGATCAGCTTCAGTTCATCCATTGGCTTTCCTCCTCCTTGCAACCCGAACTTGCCGCTTCTCACGAAAAATCTTATTGATGAACTTCGCCTTTTCGACCTCTTCTGCAATCGTTGCCACAATCGGATTGTCTCCCGGGTGGAATAAACGTTCGCCTTTTTCCACGCGATCAACAATCACAAACAGCTTCTCCAGCGAGCCAGCCTTCGCACCAGTCGGCAAGCCTTCCTTCCGAGGTTCGTAGTCCTCGTCGTGCTGTTTCAAACGAATCTCGTCAAAGATATTTCTAGTCATACCCTCTCGACTGTGACGACTACTTTTTCTTCCGTCTTATTCTTGACCTTGGTTTGTGAGAACAAGACTTCTTTAACCTCTTTCGTGGTGTCGTCTGCGATAATTTTGGCAAGGACCAAACCGTCGAGCAGTGCCTTTCCACTGATCCCGTCAACGTCCGCCAGACGGATTCGGTACGAATGGATTCGAATACTAACAAGTGAATTGAATGCCGTACTTCCGCTCGTCTCCAGCGATTCATAGCCAAAAGTGCGTTCCATGTCGGAAGCTTGCCGGGAATCGTTATCGTTAAGGATTGAAGCTGTTCCATAGAATCCTTTCTTGCTGCGTTTCATTTCACCGAGTCCATTGCTTGTTGCTTTCGTTCCTCGACCTGCTTGATTAGTTCCTCGTGGCTGATCTGTCCCAACTCGTAACTTGCTTTGAGCCCTAGAACATCGCTTATGTGTGATGCTTGCGGTTTGTAGTCCCACTTTGGTTGCTTTAAGTTTAGCTGTTCGAATACTTCTTCACGATGTCTTTCTGGATAGGATTTATTCCTGTCGTTTTTTACGACCTCAATGACGCGCTGAACAAAGGATTCGCGATGCCATCCAGTAGGAGGCACAAGTTCATTTTTTATCCAGCGATTCAAGACGCTAATAGCTTCTTGTTGTTTAATCGATTCAAGAGCCAGAGACCAGACTTGTATGGTCGCTTGCGGATCTGGCGAGTTGTCCTTAACCCAATTCATTAACCCAGGAAAAGCTATAAACGCCTGCTTCAAAAATTCCTTCGCTTCTTCGATCGTCACAATCCCACCTCCTCAAAAGTCGTTTTCTGTCTGCGTCCGTTCGATCTCGTCTCCGGTGGAGGCCGATTGTGATCCCCACCCAAATTCACGTTTGCCCAGTTCTTCAGAATCGCATACTCGATAGCCGCAATCCGATCTGCCACCTCTGGGTAAGCCTGAGCCAGTTGCATCAGTTGCGTTTCCTCCGAGATCCCGCTGATCGATTTCCCTTTGTCCAGCGAATGGAGTTTCCACCGAGTCCAAGCCGTTTCAAATTCTTGGTTCGCGTCTTCTCTCTCTCTCTTTTCCTCTGTTCCCCTGTTCCCCTGTTCCCCTGTTCCTAAGGGCTTCTCACTGCTTCCCGGTGAAGCACCCGAATGCTTCCCCGTTGCTTCACCTGTTTCCACCAATGTTTTCGTTGGCTTTCTAGGTGGAGCAGGCAATCGGGAATCAAAACTAGCTTCCTTTCCTGACAGTCGTTGATGCTTCTTGAAATTGCAGATTTCGACATATCGCTTTCCATCAACTTCATAGTGAACGACGTAGTTGCACTCGATTAGTTCACCGAGAAGCATCTCGATTTTCACCTCTGCTTCCCAGGGAAAGACTTGTGAATGAACTTGCATGGGGACCCATCGAAGCCGTCCTTCGCAATCGGCAAGAGTCAGTAATCCGATGGCAAGCAAACGAGCGTGAGCTGACTTTGCAGCTAGATCCTCGTGGCTAAAAAACTCTGGTTTGATCGTCCTGATTCGCGGCATCGTGCTAACCTAATAGCCCCTCTAGTGGTTGTTGATTCAACATATCCGGTTGTTTTGACGTGTTATGGTAAATTCCGTATATCACCGTGATATATGGAACTCAATAGATTATTTGTTAGGACGACGAACCGCCAAGCATTTTGGCGATATTGTCCTTGCTCATGTTGGGCCGAAACCCCTTAGCATATGCGTACCCATACAACATCCCGCAAACCTCTAAATCCAACTCGCCTTCACCCTCAACCAGTCCCGCATTCTTGAGGTTTTGCATGGTCATTTCCATTGCGGTATGATCCAAAAGCGTTTGGCGATCGGCATCGCTCATTGCTTCCCAAGATGCTACTGCCTCAACAAATCGTTCCTGTAAGTCTTCAACCTTAACTGATTCCATGATCGCGTCCTGACAATTGCGTGAACCGAAGCCCCCGAACTTCGATTATTGAAATGGAGGCGTAACCGGCGGGGACTCGGTGAATGGAAGCGTTCGTCGGACTTAAATCTCGATCGGTTCCGACGACACCACGCCGTCGATGACCGTCAACCGATCAATCGAATCTCCACCTTCCCACACTCTTGACGCAACCAGCTTTCCGCGACTATCCGCCAGTGCTGGCTCGATGATCCAGTGCAATGCGGTTCCGCTGCCTTCACCGCTGGCCTGTATGTGCGTCACGCGCAACGACTCACAAAGATCTCTATGGTCAACGGGATCGATCGTTCCGTTGATGTAACATCCTTCCATGATGCTGAAACTGAACGATCCGTCATCATGCCGTTCTTTTCTTGGGTGCCAATCGCTGCGTTCATGCTTGAACAGACTAGCGACCGGAATCACCAAATCAACAAGCTCTTTCGTTTTCCAATTATCGACGTTGTAAGACATAAAGCCACCGAACAAAATGTTGCAACCGAGTCGCGGTTCGACTGCTTTCTAAAATCAATGTCAACCGCCGCGACCGGCTGAACATTAGCGTTCGTACCAAGCGAGCGGTTGGGAATCGAACCCAATCGGCAACGGAGACATGAGCCTCTCTTTGTGCCAAGACCAATCCCGCTCAAAATTGCTAAGGGTCACTTCAACGTACTAGAAACAGTGCCGTTGCCGTCGCCGTTGCCGTAGCCGTTGCCGTAGCCGTCGCCGTTGCCGTTGCCGTAGCCGTCGCCGTTGCCGTTGCCGTAGCCGTTGCCGTAGCCGTAGCCGTCGCCGTAGCCGTCGCCGTTGCCGTAGCCGTTGCCGTCGCCGTTGCCGTCGCCGTAGCCGTAGCCGTTGCCGTAGCCGTAGCCGTCGCCGTCGCCGTAGCCGTCGCCGTAGCCGTAGCCGTTGCCGTTGCCGTAGCCGTAGCCTATTGGCTTGACTGTTACAGTCCCCATGCGTCCTCCACTGGAATCGTAAAGACTTCAGATCCTTCAGGAATATCTACAGGATTAGCCAACGCTTTGAGCGTCACTTTGCTTGACTTTGGATTGGCAATCATGCCATCGAAGCCGATAGACTCCCATCGAAAAACGTGGATCGCTCGTGTCAATTTGATGCGTCCGTTCTCTCGCGTCACATCACCAGCAAAGATCCAGCCGCGATCTACCACGACTACGGCTCGCGTTCCTGTTGCCGTAACTTCTTCCACGTATTTCACGCCATCTACAATCACTGATTTCACTTTGTTTACCTTTTGTTAAAACTAAAAAACTAAGAACCGCGGCTCTAGTGCTCACCAACGTTTCGCGTCCCGTTTCAAGACGCTCCGACGCCCTCGGCTTGTTTCGTGGCTGCAATAAACATCTCATCCAACACTGTTACAGCCAGCATCAATCTCGACTTCAGAAACTCAATCCTCGGCTCGCTCCTTTCGACACGAATCACGACTAAGTTTTGCGGACTCTGCATCCTCGGATCGTAGCTTACGAAGTCGCACCACTTGCGACCAGTCACTAACAGATGCCCTACCGTCTGCCAGTCGTATTCCTTCGGAACTTCTCGGCTGAGTAGCGTCTTGACGTGCACGCTTGGATCGTAGGGACATTTGACTTCAATACACCCAGTTTCCCCGACTAACCCATCAGGAGTTCCACCAATCGAATCGTTGTAGGGAAAATACCGGAACGGTCTTGAGTCTACTTCGAAACCTGTTCTAGCACGGTACTCATCAATAGCTAGCGGTTCGTTTTCTGTACCCCACTTCGTCGCACTAGCCGAAATCGAATACCAAGAACCAAGCGACTCAGCTACCAGCAACCGCAGGTAGTTGTAACCCGTCTGGGTAAACGCCGCACCCTTCTCCCTACCCTCTCCCATGAGATCACCGAAGCGACTGCACGTAATCTTACCGGCACGTTTCAATAACCACTCTTCTCTTGCTGCTTCGTCTCGATCGACAATAGCAACGTCTTCCGTCATTGATTCTAAATTAAGCATTTTTCACCTCCTTATTTCAAAGTCACCACAGACCAGTCATCCGACATATTCCCATTCGTGCGATTTTTCTTCTTCCCCTTGTACGTTATCTGCACAGGAGTATTCGGTGCAATCTCGTTGTTTTCAAACACCGCAACTAACCGCTTCGAACCGTTGACGACTGTTCTCACCTCGCCATCGATCGGCTCGACGAACACCGCACAAGGAAGCAAGATATCTTCACCAGTCTTCTGATCCAGAACGATACGTTCCTGAACGCAACTAAAAAACATACGTCTCTTCTCACCGACTTTTTCCGGTGTCCAATACTGTTGACTCAGATCGACGCTGGCAACTTCCAGCTTCGACAGGTCTAGATTCTCTGGTACTATCAAACTCATTTTCATTCACCCTTTCGTGGATTCAAAACTTCTGCGTGAATCGTCGTCTGCACTTCAAACGTGTCGATTGTTTCTGGTTCCGTTTCGTCCCTGCACTCGATCACCCATGTAGCCTCGCATAGGCTGTTTCGTTTCGAGGTACGTATCGCCTCCTCTTTAATCGCATAAAAAAAGGAAGAAGATCCATAGCTTGTCCAGCGCGTTGATCCTTCTAGTCTTGCTTGTCTGTTCATGCGTACACCTTCATTTCGCAAGCCTTGCACATCCTGCGTTGATTGACTCTCGTCGCTTTGCATCCGCACTCTTTGCAGCGATACGTGATTCCACCATTGCCGTGCATGATGATCCTCTCAATAGCAGCATCGACATCCGTTTGGTTGTAGCCCATTGCTAGACAATCCGTTTCGCTGTATCCGTTGTTGATGTAACTCACTAGCTTTCCTATCGCTTCATAGTTCTTCGGCATTCAATTCTTGCTCCTGATAATTGCGGGATGATCCATATTTACCGGCCTCACGATTGGAGGTCTTCCTTTCTTGACTGGTTCGTAAACTTCAGGCTCTTGAAGCCCTTCACGTTTTATCTTCGCCACAAGCTCGCAAGCCATACAAACACGATCTTCGTTCAGTATCGCTTTACACCCGCAGACTCTGCACCGTGCGTGTTTCGATACGGAGTTCGGAATAAAGGATCTTGCTATCTCGTTGCGTGTGTAGCCTAGTGCTAGCAGGTCAGCGTCCGTCTTACCTCGACTTCGTAAACTTCTAGCCTCACGAATTCTCGGATCTTTATTGCCACCTTTCGGACCGTAGCCGGTTTTCTTTTGCTGGTCTTTCGGTCCTGTCACGCCCTGCACTCCTCTTCCTTCAGCCTCTGAATCCCCTCCAGTTACTCATACTTTCGAATCGGCTTGACATCCCAGACAACAGCTCGCTGCCGAAACGTTTCCGCCAGATCGGCCTTGAGTCGAGATAACGTCAACGCTTCATTGCCGACGATCTCCACCACCGCGTAGTGCGTTCGCGAATCGTCGAATCTGCCACTCGTAAACGCATCGCAATTCGGATCGGCATAGAACGAAAAAGAAGCGGGAGACGTTTGAAAAAACCAAGTGATCTTCACTCGCACGTACAAGTTAGCCATTTCGAATTCCTCCTGTATTAAACTCCATTCGATACGCAACTGACTCTTCTTCGACTGCGTACCAGCCGTGAAGAATCGAGACACAAATGAAACCAGCGTTGCGAAAAAATAGCTGACCATCAACGTTCCTCTCACGTAGTTCGCATACGATCTTGTGCCGTTTCTGGGGGTCTAGTTTCGACTTCAATCGTTCGATCAAAGCAGCACCAACACCGAGCCGTTGCGATCGTGGCCGTACTGCAAAGTTTATTAATTCGATTCGATCTCTATGCAATTCGTAGACCATGTAGCCAACAACTTCGCCGTTGCGTTCTGCCACCATCGCTGCACAGTTTGATTGCCGAAGTGCGATAAGAAACTCCTCGCGTGACCAATGGTAATCGAATACTTCTTTTTCGATCTGCATCACGCAATCGAGATCAGAGCGAATCATCCATCGGATGTGGGTTTGAGTCACTTGGATACTGTTGCTCACGATGCGATTTTCTCCCCTGCAAGCTGAATGATTTTTTCGTAAACCTCCTGACGATGAATCGAAACGTCCTTAGGTGCTGCAAAGCCAAGACGTACCTTGTCCCCGCGTATTTCAATAATCGTGATAACGATGTCGCTTCCGATGCGAACCGACTCATCCTTTTTCCTGCTCAAAACTAACACTGCAAACACTCCATGTCTAAAAATTTCCATCAAAACTTAAACCAATGAATCGGGTGGGGATCGAACCCACTGCACTCCCTTACTTTTGAGCCGATTCAGATTCCTTGCCTCGCCATGCCCTGC